AACGTGTTGCGGAACAGGAGTTGAAGCCAAAGGTCGACATTTTGAAGCTTGGTGGCCTTGCGAGAACCGTTGCCCAGATTCTTCCAAGCTTTGTTGCACCTGACGAAACACCGTTGTCCGACGATGACGTGGTTGCGTACATCAAATCCAGTCCTTGTCGCCTTGGCGCCGCCGGTCCGGATTTCAAAGGATGCAACAAACTTGCGGTTCTTTCAGATCCCAACAAGTTGAAGACTTTGCTTGAAAACTCCAGAAAGTTGTGCTCAGGCGACACGTCAGGCCTGCCTTGTTTTGAAATGGTCAATGGTTTGGGCGTGGTCACCTACAAGGCATTCGCAAAGAACGAGTTGTTGAAAAAGGCAAAATACGACAAGCGTGGTGGCCGCATCATCTTGAGTGAACCATTTTACCTCACCTTTTCGCTCATGAAGTACCTCCTCAAACGTTACAAGTACGTTACGTCAAAGCAAGGCGCCAATGGAGTTTCCATAGGAATTGTTGCCAAGTCAGGAGGGTTTATCCATGCAATCGAGCAACTGGCTGGTTTGAATACTGGCCAGGAGCTCCTGCAGGAAACCGATTTCACTGAAATGGATATTAATGATAATTTTGAGGTGATGTCAGTAGTGAAGCCGTTGTTGTCAAATGACGCTGTTGCTGATCGGCTCATCGATTATGTCATTGGTCGGAAGAATGTTCAACTTGGTGAAGAATTTGGCACCATTACAATCAGGTATGGCTACCTTCCAAGCGGTTCGTTCATTACATCATTCATGCAAACTCTTGTCACCATCGCAATCAAGCGTAATTACAGTCCAAAATGGAAAATCTTGGCTTATGGTGATGATGGTTTGGATGGTGTGCCCCGCAAACCAGATGTTGATGCGTTCAGGCGCCATTGCGCTGCCTTTGGGCAAGTGTTGAAATACGGGCTTGACGATTGCGGTGTTTTGAAACCCGCTGACAAATTCTGGAGTGGAGAGATCGAATTTTTGAGCATGCGTGGCGCAACGCATCAGGGTATGAAGGTGGTTTACTGCAGTCGCGCAGAGAAAATCGTTAAAAACGTTTCTACTGCCGAAGCAAAGAACCTTGCCAATGCGTACTTGACTGCTCACTTGCAGCTCAAGTTTCACCCTGAAAAGAAATGGCTCAAACTGCTTGATGATTACAGAGATGAGGTTAATCGTTTGGTTCAGTTTCGTGATGAGCCGATCCCACCACCACCAAACGCATATGAAGTTGCGTGTTTCTGGTCTGGCGCCGAGAGGTTTTCTTGGTTTGACAATCCAGACATTGTATCACAATTGAATGGTGTCAATGGAGAAGCAACCAATTCTGACGATGTTAAGGGTGCCAAAGGTGAAAAGAAGGCCGAAAAGGCGTTGGAAAGCGTCGCAAAAGCGATGAACAATGATAAGCATCATGGAGTCCGAAACAAAGGCAAGATTGCTGCTGGTCGAAGTCACCCGAGGCAAAAGAAACAGGGCGTCAAAGTTGGCACCACTTTCGAGAGGAAGAC